GGGACAGCAAACAATTTACAAAAACTAACGCCCAATATTTACAAACTAATAAAACATGTTTTAGGTAATGGTGTCACAGAGTTTGAACACTTTATAAATTGGCTAGCTTATATTTATCAAAACAAAAGAAAGACAATGACAGCTTGGATATTTACAGGTGTACCTGGTACCGGTAAAGGTTTGTTAGTTCATAAAGTTCTAAAGCCTTTGTTTGGTGAAGGTCAAGTACCAATGCGTTCTTTAGAAAACATTGAAGAACAATTTAATTTGTATATGCGTACTGCATTGTTTTTAGTAGTTGATGAGTTCAGAATGAATGATTCAGGTAATGTGGGGCGTATGGCAGATAAACTTAAACACCAAGTAACAGAACCAACTTTAACTATTAGGGCAATGCGTACAAACCAAGTAGAGCTGCCAAGTTTTTGTAACTTTATCTTTTTAACTAACAGAGGAGATGCAGTTAAAATCGAAGATGGTGACAGACGTTACAATGTAGGTCCCCGTCAAGAAGAAAAAATAGAAAACGTTCACCCCACTTTATTACAAAACATAGATACATTGGATACTGAATTGTTTACTTTTGCAGGAGTCTTACAAACATTTCAAGTCGATAACAAAATGGCTCACACTACATTAGAAAATGAAGCTAAATCTCAAATGAAAGAAATATCAATGTCTGTGTTAGAAGAGTTCGCTTTTGCTATTAGACAGAAAAACCTTGAGTACTTTATAGATATTTTAGAAATACCACTTACAAATACATTTGACGCTGGCCCTGTAAGTACAGCACAAAGGTATTTAAAAGATTGGATTGCAAAGGTTGGGCAAGAAACTTGTTTACCAATGAGTCAATTAAAATTAATGTACGATATTTTAACTGACAGTCGTAACAAGCTTTCTCAAAGAGATTTTACCAAAGCAATGTCTAGGTTAAACATTTCAACTTCTGTTAAAAGAGTTAAAGATAAAACCCTCAGGGGGGTTGTATTAACTTGGAAATTAAATAATAATGTTCGTGAAAGTTTAATAAAAGAACATTTTGAAGATAATGATCTTAAACTATTAAAAGCTTAAAACATAGGATATTTATTTAAATGAAGCTTGTACAAGACAAGCGCCCAGACTTAATAAATGTAGTTGAGGTGGGCTCTAAAACGGAGTTAGGATTAGTCCCAGCTTGGTCACACTCTTCCCTAAAAACTTACGAAACCTGTCCTTATAAGATTTATATTTCTAAAGTAAAACGTGTCCAAGAAAACTTTGGGCCTGCTGCAGAACGTGGTACACAAATTCACCAGGAGTGTGAAGATTATGTAAAAGGTAAACTTGCAGAACTACCAGCCGCATGCAGCAAGTTTGTCAAACAATTTGAAGAACTAAAAAAAGCATATGCAGATGCTAAAGTAGAACTTGAAGGTGAGTGGGGCTTTACAATTGAGTGGGAACCTTGTGGTTGGTTAGATAAAGAAGTTTGGGCTCGTGTCAAACTAGATGCTTTGTATCACGAAACAGAAACCTCAGCTCGTGTTATAGATTACAAAACAGGTAAAAAAATAGGTAACGAAATTTCGCATAGCCAACAAGGTATTACTTATGCAATTGGAACTTTCTTTAGATATCCAGAGTTAGAAAGTGTACAAGTTGAATTCTGGTATTTAGACCAAAATGAAACTACTACTCAAGTATATACGCGAGATGAAGCTATGTTGTTTTTACCTAAACTACAAGAGCGAGCTTTAACAATGACTTCTGCTACGAAGTTTCCACCTAACCCTAGCAATTACAATTGCAAATGGTGTTCATTCAAAGAAGGAGAATATCCTATCTGTGAATGGGGCGTTAAATAACTTACTAGTTTTGACTCGGCAAATACGGAGATTTACCTCAAATTATTTACCGAAAATCATTGATAGGTTTCAATGAGGGCAATGGAGTAGCCTTAATACTCTATGTCGAGTCAAATTTTTATGGAGAAAAAATGAATGGTGATCTAGAACGAATGGTTTACAACGGAACTATGGATTTAGCTACTTATCAATGGTGGCAAGATGTTACACAACAAATTGGATGGGCTATTGGTAGTGTAGGTATTATTATTTTTATTTACGTAATATTACTTTACTTTAAAAAAGGAGATGATGATTAATGTTATTTGAAGACCGACTTTTTACAACTATTATTATCCTTGTAATAGCACTATTTGCCCTTATAATAATAACTGACGACAACGATGATCCTCCAGACATTAGTTGTTGGAACGATTAACAACGAAACATGGAAAACGAATTATGGAAAATATCCCTAAAGCTTACGAGCATCAAACTGTAACTACTAACTTTATATTATCTACTCCAAGATGTTTAATTACATCAGACCCTGGCACAGGTAAAACACGTTCTGTATTAGACGCTATTACAAATCGCCCCGGTAAAACACTTGTAATTGCACCTTTATCTATACTAGAAGCTAGTTGGGCAGAAGATATACAAAAGTTTCAACCTAGTATACAATATGGCATTGCTTATGCTAAAAACAGGAAAAAAATATTTGAAGATAATAACCTCGACATGGTTATCACTAATTTCGAAGCTGTTAACTTCTTATGCAAAAACACACATTTTCTCAAAGACTTTAGCACCCTCGTTATTGACGAATTCACTGCGTTCAAAAATCGGGAGGCTCAGCGTTCAAAAAATATCAAATCTATTATTCATTACTTTGATAATAGAATTGCTATGTCTGGGACTCCTAATAGTAATTCTATTCTAGACCTCTGGCACCCAGTATATCTTATTGATGAAGGCAAACGATTAGGTGAACGTTTCTGGTCTTATAGATCACAAGTTTGTACACCAAGATTCAATGGCTTTGCTAATGAATGGATTGACAAACCGGGCGTAGAAGAAGTTGTAGCCAACCGTTTGTCTGACATATCTATTCGTTATAGCCTCAGCGATTGTATTGACTTACCTGACAACATTACCAGGAATGTTTATTGTAAGTTATCTCCTAAAATAGAACATATGTACAATACATTAGCTGATGAGTCAGTTTTGTACACAACTTCAGGAACCGTAAACGCTGTCAATGCAGCAGCTCGTGTAAAGAAACTTTTACAACTAGTGTCCGGTGCAATTTACGATGAAACAGGTAAACCTATTTACATACACAAAGAGCGATACAACCTTGTGATGACGTTAGTAGGTCAACGCAAACATAGTATTGTAGCTTTCAATTGGAAGCACGAACGTGATGCGTTGATCGAAATCGCTGACAAAGAAAAAATATCTTATGAAGTTATTGACGGTAGTGTACCTGCTCACAAACGAAAAGACATTGTACAAAGATTCCAGGCTGGGCATTTGCAAGTATTGTTTTGTCACCCACAATCTACATCGCATGGGTTGACTCTTACAAAAGCTACAACAGCCATTTGGTGTTCACCTACTTACTCAGCTGAACATTTTCAACAGTTTAATAGACGAATACACAGAGCAGGTCAAAAGCAAAAAACAGAAACAATCTTAATCACAGCAAAAAATACTTGGGAAAAACAGGTATACAAAAAATTAAATGGTAAACTAGGTAAAATGGAGAATTTACTCCATATCTTATCGGAAACAAAAAATGAAAAAGGACAACAACATAGTAATGATACCTGAAGAAATACAAGAAAAACTAGACGAAATTATTAAAAGAGACCCACAGGCTGTTGCTACAGCATTAGTGTTTGCGATGAGTGAGTTGTTGTGGGAAAAACAAATAGACACTTCTTCTTTGTTACAAGAAGCAAGTAAAGAGGCATTGTCATTAGTTGATACTGTGCATATGTCACAACCCAGGACGAAGGAGGTCCTACATTAATATGAAAAAAAGTATGGATACTTTACTAAGTGAATTACACGAAGTTCGTTCCAATCTAAAAGAACTTTTAGAAAAGGAATCTGCTCTTAAAAAGATTAAGGGTGAACTCGAAACCGAACTCGTTATTATGTTAGAAGGTCAAGGAATTGACCAGATTAGTAACGATAAGGCAACAATTTCTATTAAAAAAGAGATTGTGCCAACTGTAGAAAATTGGGATGTTTTCCAAGAGTATATAGCTGAAACTGGTATGTTTGAGTTAATGCAAAAGAGAGCGTCAGCAACTGCTTACAGAGAATTACAGCAAATGGGACAGGATGTTCCTGGTGTAAAAGCTACGGAGTTAACCAAAGTTAACTTCAGATCGAAATAAAAACGGAGGACGAAATATGACCGATGTAGCATTAGTAGCTAAAAACGTGCCAACGCACGTATCAAAGAGTTCAGGTCTTGGCAATGAAGACGTTTCAGCCGAGCACTTGCAAACTCCACGCGTTAAACAACTTCAACAGTTGTCTAACGAAGTCGATGAAAACCATAGTGAATACATTGAAGGCGCTAAACCAGGCGACTTTGTAAACACTATTACCAGAGAAAACTATGGTAAAGAAATGTATGTAATAAACATTAAATTTACTGAAGAGTTTGTTATCTGGAGAAAAAGAGAAAAAGGTGGAGGTTTAGTTGGAAGCTATAGCTCACAAAAAGATGCTTATACGTATCTTGAAGCTGAGGGTTTAGCCGTAGAAGACTACGACATTATCCAAACTCAATCTCACTTATTGCTTAGAAAGGACGCAGAAACTGGCGAACTTTCTGGACAACCTTTTATCTTTGACTGTTCATCATCAAAGCTTAGAGTTTCTAGAGAATGGAATACTCAACTTAAGTTAGCAGGAGGCGATAGATTTTCTTCCTTATGGAAAATGTCATCTGCTCAAACCCAAAACAGAGCTTCTCAAAAGTTTTACAATATAGCTGTTGAGAATCAAGGTTGGGTAACTGATGAAGATTATGCAGCTTCTAAAAAGTTGTATGAATCAATCTCTTAAAAGGAGAAGATAGTGCGGTGTAAAAGCCGCACTTTTTTATATGAAACATAAGTTAAACAAACCTGCTTTCATAGAATCTGTTACAGATACTATGCTGGGTTTTTGTATAAACTTTCCGCTCTCGTGGCTTGTTTTATTTGTTATGTTATACTTTACTCAAAGTGCTTTATTGATTTCTATAGTTCAAGTTGTACTCTTGACCATAGTTGCCATAATAAGGCGGTATCTCACTAGGATATACTTTGAAAGAAAAGGACTTCATAAACAAAGTACACAAAAAACTTTCAAATGATGTGTACAAATGGAAAATAAATGACCCTTATCATGGGGGTGTTCCCGACGCTTTTTACTCTGGCCCTAAAGGTTTTTGTTTTGTTGAATACAAATACAAAGAAACGCTGCCTAAAAAGAGCAACTCAAAAATAAAAATTAACTTATCTGAACAACAAAGAATCTGGATAAACAGAGCACAAAACCATAAGCTGCCGGCTTATATTGTTTTTGCCTCTAAAGACCAAGTGTGCCTGCTTACCAACCCTAACCTACCTTCAATTTGTGTTGGAGGGTTTAATCGAATGGCACAGTCGTTCGACAATTACATTGCATTTTTGGAGAAAATATGCCTAAAATAAAAAAAGATATGGTAAACCACCCGCCGCATTACAACCATAATCGGCTGGGAATTGAATGTATCAAAGCCATCGAAGCAAGTATGACTGAAGACGCGTTCATGGGATACCTAAAAGGAAACATAATGAAATATTTATGGAGATATGAGTATAAGAACCAAGGGGAAGATTTACTAAAAGCCCAGTGGTACTTAAATAAACTCATAGACGTAAAAAATGGAAACTAGATATACAAGACTTACTTCCTTAAATGGAGTTTGTTCTAGTCTTGCAGATTCACCTTGCATTGGAAATTGCACTGTTACACAATGGGGCGATCTAAGATGTAAAGGTTGTGGACGTACTGCTTCTGAAGTAAGAGACTGGGATTTGTTGCAAAATACTGAAAAAAAGCTAATAAATATCAGAAATGCTCAAGAAGGGTTCCAAATTAGGCAGTTAAGAGCCGAAAAAGTGCTAGTAGCCCCTAAGACGCCGTCTAACAAATTTTCTGCAAAACTGGACTCATAGTACCTAGAACCCCTACAAAACGCCTTACACGGCAAATGAGAGCGTCGTTTTTTTCTATTTTTTAAATTTTTTAGCAATCCACTTTATTACATTGTCAGGATACTTAGGATTTAAAACTACAAACCCAATCCCGGCAACAATTGCTAATACAATTACTAATTCAATCATTTTTTCCTCTCTTTAATAAAAACAACCTATACGATTGTTCTTTCTTTTTTATTCTATCTTTTTTTAACGCTTTTATAAAACTTAGTCGTGTTGTAATTGTCATACGCACCTCCTTTATAGATGTGCGTTCCTTCGACTACAACAAAGTCTACTTCCGAGCCGTGTGGCTTGAACGAGTTACCATTTAACTTTATTTGCCCAATAGGCAGCTGACATTTTGCCTTTAGCAATATTTCTTCTGTGTCTTGCTTTAAATGAAGCTCTTTTCTTTTTCATTCTTTCAGACTCACCTTTTTTAGGTTTGCCTGCAGTCTTAGCTCCTTGCTCACCAAATCTAATTGTTTTAATTTTGCTACCTTCTTTAGCAACAACAATGTGAGACTTCTTAGGATGATTAGGTGTACGCTTTGGTTTATTAAAACCAGATACACCAGCTCTGGCTAATCTAGGGTCTTTTTTACTTTTTCTTTTTTCTGACATAAGTTCTTACTCTTGTTGGCTTACCACCCACACCTTGGGCTTTAGCTCTTTTTCTTCGTACAGCACTCTTGCGTTGTGATTCTGTCATTTTAGCAGCTTTTGCTGCAGGAACACACTTTGGATAACCTTTTCTGTTAGTAGATGCTTTTTTTCTACCGCAAGGTTGGTATTTGCCGTTTTTCTTTGGCCTACCAATGTCTACCCATTTTTCTCCAAACCATTTGGTTAAACCACCTTTTGGTTTTGCACTAGCCATTATTTATACTTACCGCCTCTTTGTTTATAAGTTTTAGTTAACCAACCAGAAGCATATGCCGATGGCCAAACTTTAAACTTACGTTTGGCTTCTGATTTTACTCTAGCATATAAACTAGGATTCGTAGGAGTAGCTCCTTTCTTTTTACTTGTTGTTTTTCTTTTCTTTATTGCCATCTTTTTTTCCATACACCCGTTCCCAATTAGCGAACCATTCGGCTTCACTAATTTCTCTTGGGCGTCGTTTTGAACCTTTACTCATTTTCTTCTTCTTGCTGTTTTAGTCCTAGGAAATGATCTGTTTGATTTCCTAGCCTCCATTTTAATATTTTTTGGGATACTATTTAAGGGGTTGTTGTCCTTGTGAGCAACATCTTTATTGTCACCTTTTTTGGCTTTACCAAGCTTAACCATAAGTCTTCTAGCTTTATTACGGCCAGCTCTACGTTTTTTTTGAGTAGGTTTAGAGTGGTAGTTATCGTATTCTTTACGATAATTTCTAGCCATTTTTCTTTTTAAAAGCTTTATGAGCTTGTCTTATAGTATCACCCATAAG